AGGTAAAAACCTTGAAGCAGCATCCGCGCAAGAACAAAACGGCCATCAACATCGAATACATGAAAGCCAGCATCCGTGCCAAGGTAGAGCACCCGTTTCGCATCATCAAGCGGCAGTTCGGCTTCGTGAAAGCCAGATACAAGGGGCTGCTGAAAAACGATAACCAACTGGCGATGTTATTCACCCTGGCCAACCTGTTTCGGGTGGACCAAATGATACGTCAGTGGGAGAGATCTCACTAAAAACTGGGGATAACGCCTTAAATGGCGAAGAAACGGTCTAAATAGGCTGATTCAAGGCATTTACGGGAGAAAAAATCGGCTCAAACATGAAGAAATGAAATGACTGAGTCAGCCGAGAAGAATTTCCCCGCTTATTCGCACCTTCCTTAGTTATAGGTGTTGCATTATATTTTTTGGTGGTTATTCCTTTATTTTTAACTGTTGTTGGGGACCCGGATCACCCATCAATTAAAACTGAAGGCATTTTTTCAGTTATATATGAAAACTTAAAATTTTATCTTCATTCAATATCTAGTGGTATTTTTGGGGAATCAGGACGAGTTGCGTTTATAGTAATATTTTTATTTTTCATTGCAATGACGACATTCATCGCGCTAAAGAAATCAATACCTAATAAAAGTATTACTGGTATTATTAATTTTTTAATTACAATAACATCACCAGTAACAGCTTTGATATTGTCTTTTGCTACTCTATTACCACTTCAGCATCACATCGACGCCCCAAGAGTGATGATCGGTTTTTCTGCTACGATGTTGTTCTTATTCATGATTGTTTATCTTTTCTCGCGAGAAACAAAAAATTCAATAACATATATACTTGTAATTCCTCTGATTTATGTTTTTGGTTTTTTATGTTCATACACAAATGCAATGACAGAAGAAAAAAACATAACCACAGTTCTGTTTCATCAGATTAAAAATGATGCTTTCGAGTTAAGCGGAAAAACAAATCAGATACTTATTTTTAATGGTAAAAAGAAAGACAATGATGTTTTTGTAAACGCACGAAATAATTACCCGTTAATATCTAGATTTTTCCCAGAGTATTTCTATAATTGGGATTGGCCATTCCCTTATATGAATAGAGTTGGAGTTTACTTTAAACACCCTGGGAATACAAACATTGCAAGTGTGTTAAATGAAAAAACCTTTTGCTCAACCGCAAAGATTAAAAGAGCATATGAATATAACTTATACTCATATGATGATATTATTGTAGTTGATTTTGACAAAAACATTTGTCAGTGATTATTATGGCGCATCGATACTTTATATTGATGCGCCATAAATTAATCAAGTATTTGTTCCATCAGCTCGCTGCCATGATGAAGCTGTGCCGTTATACCATATTGGAAGACCTAGCGTTGTATCGTAGTATTCAACTGGCACAATTGGAGAGACAGGCCTCTGCGCAGTTGTACCATATAACAAAGATGTCAACGGAGAAGTGCAGGCCGCAAACTGACTGATGATGAAAAAACGCGGCTGAATGCGGTACTCGACTACATCGACGCAGTGACAGCAGTTGATGCTGACCCTGCGCCTGATATCAACTGGCCCGCTCCCCCGGTTGCGTAGGCCACTCTATTTCGGGTGCCGCTGAGGTATCAACACGGTTCAGCAGTACCCTGTATTTTTTCCACGCCAGCAGTAACGCCTGTTCATCGTCTGTCGCCATTTCCAAATCAACGGCATCCTGCAGCGGTGCTATTGTGTTATTTGCTACGGTCAGTAGTGCTGATTTCTGCAGCTCAGCCTCCGCAACTAACGCGTTGTGAGAGCGTTCTGGGGGAGGTGGCGCGGTAAATACTCCGTCTGAATATGACCAACCGATGCCAGCATCGCCGTTTAACGGAACTAAATTACCAGCCTCTGGTTTCCATTCAGAAATTCCGTCCCAGATAATGACATTAATAACAACGTTATTATCAACAACTGCATAGATATCATTCATTTACATGTACTCCCGAATTACCAGCACGCCATTAGCTCCGTGCCCGCCACGTCCTGACGTGTGTGAATAGCTATTATCGTATGCACCCCCGCCGCCGGAGCCAGAGCAAACTCCAGGATTACCGCTCAGTTGCCCAGCGCGGCCGCCGCCACCCCAATAGCTCGATGCCCCATTGCCTACTAATAGCGCCTGGCTCGCCTGTCCGTCTGAACCGTCTCCGCCTTGTTCAGTTTTATAACCGCCAGAGCCTGAGCCACCGCGCCCGCCAGCGGTATTTGTAGCGCCGCCCCATTGCCCACCCTGGCCGCCGAGCGCAGTTAATGTCATGAACGAACTATTACCGCCATTATTTCCAGACCCTGCCCCATTGGCACCACTACCACCGCTGCCAATTGTCACTGTATAGGTTCCTGGCCCGGCATCGTTGTCTGTCGCATAAATAGTGGCAAAAACAGTACCTCCGGCTCCTCCGCCAGCCCCTGAAAATGTCTGATTTGCGTTCTCCGCGTTACATCCACCGCCACCGCCGCCCGCCGCAGTCAGAATAACGTCAATTCGTTTTACGTCAGCTGGCCACGTATATGAACCCGACGATGAAAAAACGACAGTTTTGCTGTAACGCCCCGAGCCATCTCCCAAACCAAGGTTTTCGAGAGCCGTTTTCACCGTGCCATCCGATTTGATATCGCCAAACGGATTCTTGCGGCTTAACAGCAGCTCACGAAGCGCTGTAAGCAACTGGTCATGCCGCCCCTTCTCCAGGCTGGCGCCGGATGCCTCCACCACGCTGCAAAGCTCCTCCTGCAACATGTCAAAGTAGTCATCATCCAGATCGGTGGCAGGCGTGCCTGTCTGGTGGTTACCACGGGTAAAACCGTTCTTACCCGCGCCGAACTTATCCTTCTGCGCGGTTTTAGTGTCTATACGATGCATGGATTACTCCGGATATTTAAAAATTACGTAGGTATGCGACGGGCAGAGTTTGTTAAGCACACACTCGACAACGGTGTCGCCCCAGATACGCAGCGCGGAATCACAGGGATCGCCACATGTCATCCAGGTGGTGTTGGTGGCGGCTGGCATGTTGACCTGCCAGTAATACCGCCATTCCGGCGCATTCACAGCGTCAGTACAGGCCGATGAGCAGGTGAACGTGCTTTTGTCGTATCGCGTGATGGTGGCATCTGGTCTGCCCAGGGCAGCAAGCTGTGCAAGATAAAAATCCTCGTTGATGCCACCCGCCAGGTTAACCTTCGCATCCAGCCGTTGCTGACGCTGGCGAAGGGTCTGTGTCCCTGCGGGAATACATTCATCCGGCAGGCCACACAGACGCTCCCAGCGATTTATCAGCTCGGTGGTGGTGCGCGGATCAAGCTCCCGCATCAGGGCATCCGCACGCTGATGAACGCGGGTTAATGACGGTGCCGCACCGGCAATCGCCGGATCGCCGGCTGACCACGCCGGACCGGGGGGCAACAGTGCCGACAACAGACGGATGTAATCATCGTTTGTCACGTCCATGAAATCGTCCCCAGAACCGCCAGTTCATTTTTCGCAATGGAGATATTGTCTGCCGGTGCAAGCAACTGATGGCTATATTCCCCGTTCGCACCGGAAATCGCCTCACTGATACGCGATACCTTCAGTTCTCCCTGCGGATAACCATCACGCAGAAGAAACGAACGCAACTCCGCGGTGATGGCAGCCCGTATTTCCGGTGTGTCCGGCATCACGCGGATATGAAAATCCACCGTATGCGCCACCGGACTGAATACATACAAATCAGAGCCTGCCACCGGGGCCAGTGGCTCGATATGTTGTCTTGCCGCCGTTTCCGTTGATTCTTCCGGAATGGGATTAATCAGGTCACTGCTGGCAATCATCACACCGACAGTTCCCGTTCCCATCCAGTGACGGTATGTCCATGCGCGGGTAATGCCGGGCACTTCTTTAGCCCAGACGACATAGTCCCCGTCAGCCCCGCCCTGAGGCGTCCAGTAATACCGCTCAATGACGCGGGCGCGCCACGTTTCCAGCTCTTCAGTATCAAATCCACCTGTCAGGGTATCTGCCACGCCGGAAGACGGCAGACCATTAACCGGCGTGACCAGGATTAATGACGTACCGTCGTCAGCGTTACCGACCGCGCCTGCACTTGAGCAGGTGATCGGCACGCGCAGGACACCACCGGCGCTGGTTGCATCGGCAGTTGCCGTGTACTGAACCAGGTCATCGCGCTGAATAACACTCCCGGCGGTCACCTTCAGGCCATCGCTGACGCCTTCCCAGCGCATATACCCGCTGGCAGTCGTGGCCCCCTTGCGCGGACACCGTTTCATCGCAGCATGTCGCGCCAGCCAGGACTCATCGCACAGGTCAGGCAGCATGTTCATTGCCAGATAATCGATGTACCCGTAAACCGTATGCAGCGCCGCCGCATACACCTTTGCCCGCACATCTTCATCCATGCGCCGGAGCGTGTTGCTGACGTCCAGCCTGGCGAATAAATCGTTACGGAGCATACTGATATTTTCTGCCAGCGTCGGGCGCTGAAATTCACTGTCCGCCATGCGTTATCGCACTCCACAGATCATCAAAAGAAATCATTACCGGTCCGTCACGACGCCAGAGAGTGATACTGTTACCCAGTTCATTAATCCCGGTGCGGCGGATATCCAGATCAATACGGGACACCACGCCGTCATCAATCATCCATTGCAGGCATTCGCGGATATACCCCCTTACCGTCTGCACCAGCTGATTGGTCAGTTTGCTGCGCTGAAGCAGCCACAGTCGGGAGCCGTAACGGTCATTCTGTACCGCAGGCCAGGTATCCCCCCACCATCCCATCGGGACGTCGGCGTTGTCATCAGGCTCCGCCCGCCGCCAGGTAAACAGGGAAATCACCACGGCGCGGGTCAGCGGATCCAGCTGTGCGCTGGCGCAGGTGCGTTTACCGTTCACCGTCAGCCACAGTTCCATCATGCCTCCATCGCTTTATCAGGTTTGTCGGTGTTACTGCCCTGACCGTTCTCTCTGTGACGATGCCCGTTATAGGCAAGCCGCATCGCTGACATGGTGGTACCGCCGGAGTCGCACAGGTCTTTCACCTGTCCGGTCACTTCCAGGTCCATTTCAAAACGTGCTCTGGGCGCATTGCGAAACGTGATCGTTTTACCTGCACCGTCCACCACGATCCCCTCCCGGGTCAGCGTCACAGACTGCCCCTGATCGTCATAGACAGCCACCTCACCCGTCTGCAGCCCTTTCAGGCGGTAGCGCCGGTCCGACACCGTAACAACCACCGCATGAGAACGGTCGCCATCCGGAAACAACACCACCGCTTCCGCACCGCTGTTTGCCCTTGCGGTAAAACCGTAGGGTTCAAGATGTTCAACCCCGGCTTTGGGTTCACCGGCAATCAGGGACACATCCACGGTCTGACATTTCGTGGCGGCACTGATGCTTTTCACCACGGCCCGCCCAATCAGGCCGAGAAGTTGTCGCTGCATGGCTTCAATCGTCCTCATCAGAACGGGTCCTCCTGTACTCTGGCTTTTTTCTTTTTCCGCGCGCCGGGGGCTTCGGGTTCAGGCAGATAAGCATCAGGTGGGCCGACACGGATTTCCGTCAGGGTGCCGTTCTGGTCCTGAGTAAACGTGACTTCCGAGACAAGCAGTTCGGTATTGTCGAAACCACAGACCGGATCGAAGACAATCACCCGCTGGTTGGGCTGCCACAGCGTACCGTTACCCTGTCGCCAGCCCTGCACCACATAGGTGGTTTCGTCCGTTCGCGCCGCCCGTTGTCGGGCTTCAAAGTCAGCACGGGCAATACAGCCTGCCCCCGTAGCCTGCCCTGTCTGCCTGATATACATCGGACGGTAACGGGCAATAAATGCGTCCTCTGTGCGGGCCCGCAGCGCGGTGGTGGTGGCCTCACCGAAATCATCGTCGTTTCCGGCACGCTGCCCCGCCACCTGGTAAACAGAAAACCGCTCCCGGATACTCTTCTCCGTATCGCAGGAAAGGATGTTTTCCCCGAGTACCAGCGCGGTATGTGCCCGCGTTGAGCCAATACCGCCAATCACCAGCCTGCCGTGCGGGTCGTCGTAAGCCAGCGCCTGCTGCTGACCGAGTATTTTGTTGATCACCTCAATCACCGTTTCACCGTGATCAGGCTGGACATCAGGAATAACACCCGACGGCGCACCGCTGTTCACCACCTCAATGCCGAAAGGCGCAGCAAGCGCCTGCGCAATCTGTACCAGCGATCGTCCGTTAAACTGTGTCGGTTCGGCTGCACAGTCAATCAGGTCAGCGGTCAGACTACGTCCGGCAATACCGGTGCTGACCGAACGGGCATCGTAACGAACGGGCGTCGCCTCCACCCAGCCGGTGATCACCAGCTCATCACCAATCAGCACTTCCACTTTTGAACCGTTTTTAATGCGCGGCTGAAGCGTGGTAATACCCTCATCTCCCGGCCACTGGCGGGTGATCTCCACACTGAAATCCCGCGCCAGCCGTTCAATACCGGCACCGATGCGCACCGATGTCCAGCCATTCCACTCCCGGCCATTTACCCGTAGCGTGACATTGTCGTTCATTGCACTGGCACCTTCAGAGGGATCACCGGCACAAAGCCGGGATGCGTAATGGCATTACGCCGGATAATGTCCGCGTCACGCGCTGCGTTATCAAACCAGGTCGCCGCCAGCACCAGCGCGGGTAAAACCTCATCCGGTGTGCGCTGAATGATCCGTGCAGACTGTTCAAGGCGCGTGTTGATATCCGCATTCAGATCTGCTTTCACCCGGCGCAGCGCCAGAAACAGCGCATCACTGGTTGTACGGGACAACTCCTTATCAATTGCCGTATTCAGTGTGTCGCGAATGTCAGTCAGTTCTTCCCACGTCGGCAGGTCAACCGTGTTTTTCACCGCCGGTACATTGTTTAGTGCCGGATGCGTGACGGAAGGCCAGCCAGTGCTCTGCGCGGGTGTTGTTGCCTGCCCCACTGCGGAATTCTGCATCACCGCGGAAATTGTTGGCGCAGGCAATCGGGTGACGGCATACGCCGCTTCGCTGATTGCGGTCGTACGAAGGGTGCTGGCAACCACGTTACGCTGCTGCGTCGCCGTGGCGGTGGTTTTACTGTCCGTTTTCCAGACGCCGCGCGGTTGCAGATCGCTGCCGAGGCTGACACCGGAAAGCGTTTTGATCATGGTGACCAGGTCGCTGGCGTTACCATAAAGGCGTTTCCCGGTACGCCACATTTTCTGCACCTGCTCAACGAAATTTTTGCCTGACGATGGCGGCGGCAGAAGTACCGAGATATCCCCCTGCAACAGCCTGGCGGCATCCGATACGGCAGAATCCACCACTTTCATCGCATCAGAAACATACCCCAGCATCATGCTGGCATTACCGATAACGTCGTTCTGCACGAAATCCGCCACACCATCGATACTGAAACCGCTGAAGCTGTCACTGATGCAGTCATCCAGTGCAGAACAGGATGACATCAGCGTCTGCGCCGTCGCCGCACCTGATGTGGGGTAAGAGAGTTCTCCTGCTTCGACAAACTTCAGGTCAAAGCGGACAATACGCCCTTCACTTTTCGATGTGCTGACCCGAACTTCCCCGTCAACACAGACTTTCAGCTCACCATATGTCGGGTGGACAAGCGTGCCGGGACCGGGTTTATTCAGCGCTTCAATCAGGCGATCGCGCTGGTCAAAGCAGTCATCTCCCACCACATAAGCTGTGATGGACGGGCGGAAAGTGACTTTTCCCAGATCTTCGGTATAGGGCTTGTCGCGGTTCGGGTATTCATGTGTTTCCACACGGCGACCGGTTCCCGCACTTTCTTCTTCAACCTTAAACGGCACGCTGCGAAATGACGCATCCTGAAGCCTGTCTTTCCACGTCATATAAGTCCCATATTTATTATCAGTAGTAATATTTACTGGTAATGCCATAATTTGTAGTGGTAGCCATTACCATTTGTAACCATATAAATTATTAGCATTAAGGTGATAACATGAAGAAATTATTAAAATGGATTTTATATATTTTCATCGGGTTGGTGATTATTGGATATTTTGCACTGAGAGATCCCCTCA